TAAGATATACTGGAGTGCCGCCAGGAGTATCATCATGGACGATTGTCGATGTTAATACAGCGGCTATAACCGTGCCATCTGGATCACAACGGAAACTCTGATCATCGAGCCACTGATTGAGCGCACCGGCAACGTCCTCACAGCCGATATTCGATAACATGCGCCTTGCGGCTGTATCTACATGGCCGCCTGTCGTAACCGGATCAGCTGATCCGGTGATGTTTGTTTGCTGGTTGCAGCCTTCCGCTATCAGTTGAAATTCCATATCCTTCAACATGCGCTTCTTTACCGCGCCTCCATCGTCTGCAAAATCAAGCCATGTGCGTGTATCCGATATAGTCCCGGCGTTAACAGAAGCGGTACTCGCGCCTGTTCCGGAAGCAAGGTATATGTCTACCCAGATATTCGCCTGATCTGAAAATACCATGCCTTCGGGACCTGACCATTTAGGCTTGTGACTCAAATCCCAAATCGATGCTGGCAAAACATCTCCGGCTAAAAAATCGGTTAATGTATGGCTGGCTATCGTGCCGACGGCGACACATTCGCAATGAAATCCGCCGATCTTGCGGCTATTGGCCGCGGTATATCCGGAGGGATAGGTAGATGCAGCAGATAACAAAATCACCGGCTCTGAACCACTCGCAGGTTCACAGGCGTAAATATAAAAATCTTTTCCCACACGAGCGGCGGCTGCGGTATAATCCGTGGGTGTAACTGTATCCCATGAAGCCGCTGCGGATAAATCAATCGAGGATTGAGCCTCCAAAAAATATGCTTTTTTGTTGAGCGTAACAGATAATTGGTTAGGAGACTTCAGCAAATATCTATTAGCAGCAGTTGTATAAGGGGTAGCCAATGACCACGCAATATCTCTTTGATATAGACCGGGAAAAAATAGATTGGCAAGAATTTTGTCGGGTGTATAAGACATTTTATTCCTCCTTATTTAATGTACCAAGTGGTGTTGTCCGAAACTACACTGAAAGACTGATATTGCCCCGGTACAGTCCAGCTTGTTTCTCCGTCAATAATTTCTGCGCCTGTCGCCTTAATAACCGTAACATTAGAAGATGAATCTATTTTTTTTACTACAAATTCTTTTCCTTTTAAATTAACTGCCGTCGGGAGGGTTATAGTTATGTTGCCGGTAGAACAGTTTGTAAAAAGAAGAGTATCGTTAAAAGCAGCAGTATAATTTGCGGTTTTGGTTACAACGGGAAGTAAAAATGAACCAGCCGTAACCGTGCCGGTGGTGGTGATGTTGCCAGGGGAAATATCCACACCATTAATGGCGGCCCCACTTACTAGAGCATCACGTATTGCATTTTTCGACGGAGCTGTACCGTTTATATCGTCCCAAGTTGTTGTATTATACGCCTCATTAGACACCCCAGAAGGACCGAAAGCAGCATAAGCATAGACATAAAATAATACAACGAAACATGACAGTATGGTCTTTTTTATCATCATACTCCTCCACTGATTGGCAATCAAACCCACTCCTTGTGAATATACCTTGCAGTAACCGTAGAATTACTAGAAGTTAATACAAATTTAAATCTTATATACTCTGCTATTTCTGGAGTAAATACTATCCATTTATCACCAGTGAGCGCACCATAAACAACACTCAAATCTTGCCCGTCAGTATCATATGGCGTATACCAATTAATACCATTATTAGATACCTCAAATGTAATCGCCAAAGAACCGGCAGAGGTAAGTACTAATAACGCTGTATCCCCATCACAAAAATGAGTACGGATTGGAGAACTATAATATGTACCCACTGCTGTGGTCATTGATTTGTCGGTCCAATTACCATTTTCATCCTTTAAACACTCAACACAAATTAAATTTGGCATATTACCTCCCTCGTCTTAAATTTTCTGGGTTACTATCTTTAGGGTCCGCCCCGATTGCTTGCATGGCCATCTTATATGATTGCACTTTTGGATTTTTCATTTCGCATATCATCTTGTTTACATTCTCTTTTGTGGGATTCCAACACTCACTCTTGGTACACATAGTATTACCCAATTTTTCCCTTAAATCCTTTGCCTGTTTATATAGTTTGTTCTTATGATAGGTATTAACTTTGGATATTATTCTACCATCATCACCCACCAGATTAATAGTGGTTTGTGGCGGTGTAACATGATCAAGGTCGGGATTACGTTTATATTCTATTTTTATCTCTTTTCTTTCCCTGTGACCAAACACACGCTCATAATTTTCTTGGGGAATATTAGAATTAAAGGATATTATAGACATATTAATACTCCGATGCACCGCAAAAGGGGCAACCACCAGATACACCCGGATCTTTAACATTAGCGGTACCACCAGCGATGGTGGTTATATCAGTAAATACCTCATTACCATATCCACTACCCCTAGATATAATATCAGTATTAACCAAGAATCCGCACTGCTTACAACGAACAAACTTGGCATCATCCCCCTCACCCCTTAATTGTTTACCAGCGGAAGAAGTAGGATGAAGCTTACGAAACTGTACCCCAGGGGCTTTTGTAACAATTTCTCCGGGCATTATTTATCCTTTTTCTTACTCGTTACAGGTGCCTTATCTTGTTTCGCCACCATTACAAATCTACCCCCACATTCGGGACATGATTCAACAATATCTTCAACATAGGTACCACAATTAGCACAAGCTTTCATTAAATACTCCTTTCAATATCTACCTGTCCAATAAATCCTTCTTTAATACCTAATTTTTTCTCTATGTGTTTTAACCTATCAAAATTTGCGTCACCCATAGCGGCATGACCATCCCTGCGCAAATTAGCCTCTTGCTCTGCGCGTGTTTTGCCGTATTTTGTTTTTCCCCTAATAATAATATTTGCCATTATGGGTGCGGGGGTGGAGTAACAGTAAATAAATTATCAAGTGCCGTCTTTGTGGCTCCGCTTGGGAATATTGACTCAAGATAACCACGAATAATACTTCCCGGTGTCGCATCAATCGCCCCACAAGAAAGGATAATTCTTAATCCATCTTTAGATGCCTCACCCAAAGCAGCATATTCTGTGGGGTCTACACATTCTAAAATCAAATAGGTTTCACACGGTATTTTTGCTTGACCTGTTTTATTTGGCATCTTATCTCCTTAAAATAAAAATAATGGGAAGGGTGGACCGAAATCCACCCCACCCAAGTATATTACGCCGATGCCGCCATCAAAGCTGAATTACCCCAATTCGGTCCAGAATTCAAAGCAGTTGGAATGGTGCATGCCGTTCCAGCAGCCCCGATAGTGAGGTTGTTATTATAACCAGTGGAAAATGAATTAAACGATACACAACCCTGTCTAGTATCAGCAATAGATATATATCTTGTATATCCAGCAGCGGGGATAATATGGGCGAAGCAGTTCCCCATAATCGCCACATACCCAGAACCTTGAGTATTGATTACTATATCAGCACTCTTGGCAGTAGCCGCAACTGCTGTAATACTGAACAAACAGTTCTTTATCAGTAAATCTGTTGCGGTACCAGTAGATGATACAAACCAGATATCAATGTAGTTATCAACAAACTGACAATTGATGATCTGCATACCTTGTAAACCTACACCCCTAATTGCGGCATTACCAGCAGCAGTTCCTGCAAAACCAGTAAATCTACAATTGTAGATTACTGCACCATGACCATAATCTGTGGTATCCTCTCCAGATTCTGCCCAAATCCCATGGGTACCCGAATTACCCCGCGAGAACCTCAAGTTTTCTACTGTAAGAGAACCAGCAGAAACTATTAGATTGGCAACAGCCGTGGCATTCTGAATGCCACATTCCCTCACTGGAAAACCAACTAAACGACTTGCCCCTATCAAAGATAGGTTATGTTTGGTTTTGGAAACTGTTATATCTTCTGTATACTTCGCGGTAGAGCCAGTACCACTTGAAGCCAGATCCTGATCGAAAATGTAAATTACATCATGTTTATCGGCAGAATCGATAGCGTGTTGAATAGTAGCAAATGCCTTATCCGGACTTGTGCCACCATTGCTATCACTACCATTGGTACCGTCTACGAAATAAGTCGTAGAATCTACCTTCCAACCATACCCCAATCCGGCACCCACAGTGGGTGTCGCAAAAATCCCGTGCTGAAAATGTGTTAATGGCATATTTCCTCCCTATTATCACTCCACCTTTCGGCAGTACCCTAGCATACCAGAGTGAAACTATTAAGATGCGGGAGTCGTCGCTAGGACAAACTCCCGCACCCAACAACTACCTAACTAACCTTATGTCCGTAAAGCCATCTCCAATCAGACCATCCCCAACCATATCTCTCATATGCACTAAACTTAGAGATATAGGTATCAAATGATTTATCCTGATTGAACTCCAGAGCAATACGAGTATACCAGCTAAGGAACATCTTGGACATCGCCTGGTCAAGCATAAACCAGTTATTACTATCCGAGAGGTCATCCCAAACTGCTAACTTGTATTTTCCGTAATGGAAGTTTTTGTTGTTCTCTGCAGAATCCACTTTACCCGTAGTATTAATAATCACCCAAGCCGTTTCCTCAAGATTGCGCGGGACCATAATTGTGTCATAGTTGACAGAAATTATATTATCCCTATCATCCTTGATGCCATGACCCAAAATACGAGTAGCCTCAACCGCAGACGGTGAAAGTGCAGAAGTGCCATAATTACCTTGCGTAGTTGAACTTGCACTGGAAGTATGTGCGGTATTACACAGTGATAATGTTTCGCTGTTAGTCAAGATAGAAAGACCATTCACGGTAATAGTACCGGTGCCGGTAAAAGCATTATTAAACACAGAAGCACCATACTTCTCCTTAGTACGTTTTGCCGAAATTGAAAGGCCAGAAGGTTTACGATTGATGATATTATACATATCATCGTCAAATAACTTCCTCTCAACCTTAAAACCCAACGCGAACTCAGCAAACTCATACTTCACATCATATCCCTGGTATACCTCATCATACTGCACCGTACCAGTAAACGGTGGCATATCCCCAAATGCGCCCACAGAGCTATCTTTCTCATACGGCTTATCGGTTGTATTCACATTGAAGATAGTGGGTGACATTTCGGACATGCGGTTGTATTGATCAGTAAAGATCTTACGCAACCCCGGTTCTATTAGATCACCAAAATTTTCAGTAATTGCTGGCATTTTTAACTCTCCTCTTCATTTTCCGTCATTACAAATTACGCCATCGTTGTGGCACCCCTAAGAACTGCATCTGTAAAATAAATATCGGAATAAAATTTCACAGCGCAGTTATTAAGATTACTTAAAGCATGATGCTGTCTGGGACGTAACGGACCAAACGGCACTGATGTGGCCACTATATAATTCTCCAGAATCAAGATCTCACCAGTACAATCCTCATCCGATAACAATTCATCAAAAGTGGCAGATAAATCATTACCAGAGTTCGCAGGGAATTTCCACGGTCTCCTGATTAAAAGACAATCAGAATCACTGGCAGGAGCAACATCAAAGGCAGTCGTAGTATCAAGAGTCATAACCGTAGTTGAGGCTGCACCGATAAAACCTAACTGCCCTGCACCGGTGCCAGAATTGATATAAATCCAACCACCATCCATATTATCATCGGTAGTACCGATAGTGACAGCAGCAGTAGTGGAAGAAGTTATATTAACATCGTATGTGGCAGAATCATCCCACTGGCAAAGATACACAGCATCCGGATTAAGAATCGTCTTACCGTACACGATGGTACCGGTTGCTAATGCGGTAGTGGAAGCAGTAACAGTTTCATGGGCAACGCCCACAAAATCAGCACCCAAAGCCGCAATATCAATCAGTACCGCACCCACAGTAGTGGCACCATAGGTTAAACCCTGCCCCTTGATAATCGTAGAAGCATCATACATGGGGCAATCCCTAACTAACGGACCACAATCCTGTGCAATCAAATTATAGTGATGTATCATTGTTTCTCCTATCCTATTGGCCTAGTGGTGTGCTAGGTGTTAATGAATTTTTATTGGATTAATGATCGGTATTTTACTTACCTTACCGATCATGGGTATTTTGCTTATTATTTGACTATTAAGGTGTTTATATGGATGCTCCGAAGAATGTGCTATCCTATTGGGTGTATCTACAGACATAGGGGTCGTGATATATGTCAATTTCTGACCACAAACCCTACACTTATAAACATCCCTATCAGGAAATAACGTTTCTACAAATTTTAACTTGGGAGAACTACACCAAGTACATGTGAGTTGTCCCCCAACTTTAGTAGATTGCCTTCTTCTTAATAGAGTTATCATATTTACACCTTTACTTCCCAAGACCGCTGAACAACCTTATTAGATTGCCTTTGTTTCGCATATTCGACATCAGTTAAACCCATATGCTTGGCAACCTTTTTCTCTACGGGTGTAAGTTCAGTAGTGGTAGTTGTGGGTGGTATCGCCATAGTAGAAGTAGTAGTATGAGAGTTTGTCTGCTGCGTTGTTCTTACAGCCTCATCTACCCTTCCCTTTTTGTAATCAATACCTAACTCCTTATCGGCCATAGCCTCTGCCAATTCTGGACCATTCTCCAAACTTATTAGCCCAGGATTACGCCTACCAATCTCCATATACTTCTGAACAAAAGTATCGGACATATTAAAAGTACCATCCTCATTAAGTGCTGACGGATGACGCTCAAATACACGCATTTCAGAAGAAACAAACGACTTCTGTCTTTCTTTGCGCTCAACGATGGCCTCTACTTCGGATTCAGTAAGTGATGGTTTCTGTTGTACTTCTTCCCTGGTGGTTGATTCTTCTTCTGTTACCGTTTCAGTCGTAGTACGCCCAGCATTTATTCTTGCTTGGGCTTCTGCGGCTATTCTCTGTCTACGTTCCTCTTGAAGTCGTGCATACATGCGATCAATACGCTTCTGCACTTCTTCTTTGGATGGCGCGGCTGGAGTTGTGGTAACAGGTGCGGCTGGTGTTGTCGGCTCCGTACTTGTATTGGATGGCGCAGGAGTAGTAGGTGCGCCAGCAGTACCCTGCCCAGGTGTGGGCGTTGTAACTACCGGTGGTACCTGGGTGGTTTCAGTTGTTTGTTCGGGCATTTTAGCCTCCTATTTTACTCTGGTTTATTTTCAATGACGCGCAGAGCAGCGTCAACATCGAGAGAATTTTCCTTTATTTCTTGACCAAGCCTCTCGGTTATCCTGATCATTTCATCTACACCGTCTATCATACCCTGGGTACGTGATACTGTATCCCAGTCTTTATTCCTAATATGATTTTTATTATACGCTTGTTGTCTATTTTGATATTCTACACATCTAGCCCTTATAATCGCCCAGAGAGGAGATTTAAGAAAACGTTGATGTTCATCCGCAAGTTTTATTAAGAGATTTTCACTTACCATATTATTAAAAAGTTGCAGGGGCAATACCACCAGCTGATCCCGGACCCATTGGTATACCCCCAGGAGTACCTGGCTCCTGCTTCGGTTTCGGCCCCAGATACTTTTCTACATCTATTTTCCCTATGCTAATTAAAAATTCTCTAGCTATTTCATACCCACGCGGAGATTGTGCTAGAGTTAATAAATTAGGTGCCATCTGCACCATAACCATATTCGTCTGTCGTTCCATAGCTTTATTCCCGGCAGTAGAATCTAAAAGCATATAACAATCATATCCACCATCAATCTCTTCCGGCGTTAAACCATCAGGGAAAAGTAGATTACCAGCATTATCGCCTATAATCCTATCAGCAAATCCTGTAGGCATAAAACACTGGTACGCTTGTAATATCTTAGTAAGCATACGAGAAATAACCCTCTGGACTCTCAAACCTAATAGCGTATAAGCTTGTTCCCCTTGGGATATTAGTGCTAGAGTACCAGAGGCAGTTGCACGTGATTTTACTATATCTGATTCTCTACCCATTTGGTATGCGGATGTACTAGTTAACTTCTCCACATATTCTATAATTATTCTTTCCTCCTGGAAAGAGGTCATGAAGTTACTGGGGAATTGAGCAAATAGTACATCCTTAATATCATCAACAGGAATACCCACCCCAGGCCCGATATGAATTTTATCGGGTTTTATAGAAGAAGCAGCACGGTAAAAGAAGAAAGGAGCGATAGCAATAGAACCAGCATCTATACGTTGATTATGTATAGCGTCTAATTCTTTTGCCAACCCACGCATTATCTCCGGCAAACCTATACCATATGGTCTGTTAGTTCTTCGGATAAACTGTCCAACTATCATTGGTCGTCTTCCGATAGGACTTATTGCGGTCACTGGCTTGCCGGATAGGAAAGTACGTGAATTATAATCTACAACAAAAGCAGAATCTACTAATTCACCATTTATTAACCACTGGGTATATATTTCTATTAAACGTATTGGTGCACTATTAATATTAACATCAAATTTCTGGGTACCCTCATTTTTTGTTTTATCTCCACCATCTGTATCCATTGTCCCCTCTATCTTGGCTTGGATGGCGGCTATATCTTCATCAGAGCAATCAAATATCTTTCTTGCTCTTAGTGCCTTGATATCGGGTAAGCGCATAAAAGAATCATGCGCAATAAATTCACTATCATCTTCACCCTTCCACAACCACGGTAGATATATATTTTCTATGGGTATGGTATCTACCACAGCTTTTTGATGTGCTATCTTTTTATATTTCCCTAAATGTTCTTTGTCCCTAATATATCTATATTCAGTACCCCACCTAACTTTCAATACAATAGTACCATATACAATGAGGTCATGTAAAATATCATCAACCATATCCGCCAATTTTAATTCTTTGCGGACCACCCACTCCATAAACTTACGAACATTGGCAACATTCTCCACATCATCCTTTGATACTGGTTGCCAATAAGTTAAATTTTCATTCCACACAGCCGGGAAAAGTTTAGAATGCATTAAATTACAATGTGTGGGTACCGCCATGACAGAAATATTAGAACAATTAGGCCAGGGATCTGATTTGGGTGGTCTTTTACCCTCATACAAAATATTAATACATTCATCTAACGTTGATTTCCATTCTGCTCTATTGGCAACACAATCATCCACACACTTTATCGCATATTCTACTATTTCTTTCTTCTGGTCATTGGATAAAATATACTGCACACTCTCTTCTTCCTTGCGCTCTTCCCGTTCCCTGGTTGCGGCATCTTCAGATATGGGAGCAGAGGGAGCAACAACATCACTAATGGCCTGGATAATAGGCACAAGTGCATCCATTGGACTACCCTGTCCCCGTAATGGTGTTTGCATGGCTGGATCTGTTGATTGTTGTGGTGATATTAATGGATTATTGGGCATTTGTGCTATCCTTTATATATTTTTGTAATAACTGCGATCTTAATTGCATAACTTCCTTTCCAGTTTTACCAAATGAACCCTTAGCAGTATCTGGTATGGCATTAATATCTCCACCATATTTACTATACCACCCAGGACGGTATGACCAAAGTGCTGCCTCTTCTACAGTGGGTATCTTAAATGTTTTCATAATATCATTTAAATATGTTTGTGCTACTGTATCATATATTTCTGGGTAACGTTTCATCTTATCTAATGTAATTTCATTCGGCACCAACTTCCTTTGCTTTAAATCTCTTAATGTGTTTTTTTCTAATTGTAAATAATCTCCAGAAATATTTCCACTAGTTTCCATACTTGCAAATAAACCCTTAATATATGGATCTTTTATATCAGTGGCCATGTCTTTTATATTCGTGTATTATACGTTTTGTTACCGATTTTTTATTATCCTTCTTATTCGATACAATTTTACCACCATATTCCTTATCCCATCTTTTTGCTATCTCTGGGTGATGAATGTGCATATACGCCCTTTGCTTCGCTGATTTATATGGCATTTTATCTCCTTGTGTAATACTTTCAATAGCCAGTGTCGCGATCCACGGTTTCTCTTTTGGGGTAATATACCCCAGACAGTGTCGCCCTGGGAGAAGATACACACATATACCCAAGATTATCCATGGCATGATCTCTCTTTTTCCTGGGTTTCTCCTTGGGGTCTTTATAATCTTTACCTATTTTATATTCATCCCAAGCATAGTGACGAATTTCCCAATCTGTATTGGGACAACTACGCATAAAATAAAGAGTGTGCGCCTGTAATCTTCCACGTACACGCCATATACGATTTGCTACGTCTTTATCGGCCAATATGGTTCTGATGTCATACTTCTCAAACTCTTCCTTTATATTGGTGCCGACAATGGGATCCGGAGCATTTGCTGAATTATCAATGAGCCGGTACATAATATAATCATGACCTTCCTTGGCCTTCATTAAATCACATATATCCTTTATTAATAATCCCTCAAATTTATAAATCTCGTCATAAACCACATAGATATCCTCTCCATCCATACCAAAATCTTTGGGGATGGTAATATTATTTTTATGACATTCCATAATGAAAGCTTGGGGGGTGGCTACGGCCATATATAGGACCACAGTACAAATACGGGGATGGGGATCTATAGAACAAATACGTGTCCAATGTTGGGGAATGGAGAAATAGGGTATATAATGAATATCTGGATTATACTCTTTATATATTAGACCGGATAACTGAACAAACTTACCATGTATACGTGCCTCTACTTCTTGCGGATCTAACCCTTTACATATTTCCTCTACCTCTTCTTTATTTAGGTAAGGATTCTTAAGAGAATCAAAGAGCCAGGTATATATGTTAGGATTTATACCTGCCTGTTCATAAATTAAATCATAAACCCACGTAAGACCCTTGGTGGGTGTCATAGTAAACCACATATCGCCCCTGGTATCTAATAATCTCATCTTACAAGCCTTATATATATCCTCCGGGGGTTCCTCATCAAAGTGGATCCAATGTCTAGAAGCAGATTCAAATTTTTCTACATCTTGATCATAGGACATAAATTCTACTGTACTACCATTGGTAAGATACATCGTCCTTGCCTCTACATCATAGTGATGTATCATATGGCGTGGACACCATCTTTTGAATTCAGGTAATATTACCTTTTCTATGCCATTGGTAAAATCAGTGCAACAAATGCGGCCATAATTGGGAGTGGGGATAGTTTTATAAGGATGGGTACCGGTAGCATACCACACATCTTCACATACTCCACTGACGGTCTTTGAACTACGATTACCGCCAAAGATGGCTCGGATGCGTGCTTTAGATTGATGGAATCCTAGACTATCATTCTCTCCCTTACTTTCGTCGAGAGGAATATAGTACTTAATACCGTTTTCCGCCATTCTTCTTTTCTTTTCCTCTATGGCGGATGCTATGAATTCCCTAATCTCTCTATCTTCCGGTTCCTTCTGTTGTGTTGAATTATCCTGTACTAGCGGCTGACCTTGATCCATTTAGATCCCCTAACCTATTCTTCCCGCCATTACGTAGATAGTCAATACCGGAATCTATTATCTTATCCAATTTATCGTCGTCCACTTCCTTTAATTGGCCAGTGACATCTGCAATCTTTTCCACAAATCGGCCCTGGATCTGCCATAATAAACGAATCACTTCCTTGGCATTTGCATCGATAGCTGCTATATTGGATGATTTTGTGCCTGTGGCCTTATTTTCGGACACCACTTCTTTTCTCCCCACGATCTCTGCCAATCTCTTTAGGAGTCTATCATCTGATAGGTTGTGTTTTTCTAGGAGTGCCTCAAACGCTATGGCGATATGTGGTCTATTCAGCAAGACCTGCGCCTTTGAAGTATTGGGGTCTAATTCTCCTGTAATTAACCTTTTCATTTCGATTCTCTCCTTTATTGTGAGCTTTTTGGCTATCCCCACGGGGGTTGGTTCTTTGAATGATTCAGTATAATTTAACATGGGACTAATTGAGAATTATCCTAATCGTATCCATATCTAGATTACGTATATAGGTATAGGGAATTAGATGTAGTATATATGCAGCCACTATATTCCCCTTCTCCACTATATTTCCTAATCTATTAGTTAGTTGCATATATCCCCATCCTATATTTGTTTTATTTACTTCCACTAAAAAATACATCTAAATATACTATAAATAAATTATATCTATATATACCCTATCCCCCCATATATATCTTATCTTGTATACTTTATCTCTAATACGGTCCCGGACGTTATTTATTTTGTAATAAGATATACGATACAAAAGAAGAATACCTCTAGAATATCCAATATGTCATTAACGTAGAGACACCGCTGAATATATATATACAAAAGAACACAAAAGAAATTGCCCCAGACCCCGGTAGAGAGATAATTTAAGATATTAATAAAAACATTAAGGTACACAAGAACATATTCAAG